CCGTCACCACAGACGCCGCGATGCCGCGCGCCACGTTGCCGAAATTCACCGCCGCGCCCTGGCCGGACACAAAAGCGTCCACCATGGCGTCGCCCAGCCGCTCGAAAGCGCGCTCGCCAATCGACACCACGGCGTCGAAACTGCGCTCGTGGTAGCGGCGGATCGCCTCGGCCGCCTGTTCCTGCGCCTTCGCCGCTTCCTTGGCGATCCGCTCCTGATCCTTCAGGTATTCCTTGACGTGCACATCGGCGTCGGCGGCTTCCTTGCCCACCTGCTTGTGGGCGTCGGCAAGCTTCTGCAGCCCATCGGCCAAGTCATCGTTGGCCAGCTTGCGCTGTGCCGCCGCCTGCGCGCTGGTGATGGCGCCGGTAGCCTCCGCGCGATCGATGATCTTGATGCGCTCTTCGTGCTTCTTGCGAAGCGCGTAGTCTTTATCGAGATCAAGGCGCAACTGCTCAGCCGCCGCCTGCGCCTGCTGGCGCGAAGCTTCCAACGCCTGGCGCGCCGCTTCGTCGCGCTCCACGCGCTCCAGCTCGCGCGCCTCGCGCCGGATCGCCTGCAGCCGCGCCTCTGCATCCCGCGCCGCCTGCTCCGCAGCCTCAACGTCGCGGGCCATGCGTGGATCTTCATTTGCACGCGCCGCCGCGAACAGCCGATCGCCGGCGGGCCCATCAGGGAACTGCGAACGATCCCGCGAGTCTGACAACCGCTGCCGCAGCTCATCCGCACGCTGCCGCGTCGACAGCGCCGCCGCTTCGGCTGCCTGGCGCTCAGTGGGCAAGATCACGCGCTGGATGCCGTTGATGGCGTCCGCCGCGGCCTTCAGCGCCGCGGCAATCCGCTGCGACAGGCCAAGCGCCTTGTCCAGTTCCGCGCCGAAATTCTGGACCGCCGCCGTAAGTGCGCCGCCGGCCCTGCCGATCGTCATCGGCATTTTGTCGAATTCTTCGCTGATCTTTTCAGTCGCGCGAAGCAACGCAGGGAACACCACGTCGGCCGTCAGCTTACCTTCGGTGCCCATCTCGCGCAGGCGGCCAATACCGACGCCCAGCTCCTTAGCGAGCGCTTGCGCCAACTGCGGCATGTTCTCCAGCAGGCTGCGCAGTTCGTCGCCCTGGAGCTTGCCGGACGCCAGCGCCTGCGCAAGCTGCTGGACTGCGGCGCCAGCTTCCTGCGCAGACGCGCCGGCGACGATGCCGGCTTTCTGGATGCCGCCCACCAGTTGCAGCACCTGGGCGTTGGTGCCGCCGATCTCTTTGGCCGCCACGGCGAAGCGGGAAAAGGCACCGGCACTCTCGGCCACCGCGATGCCAGTCTGTTGCGAGAGGCGGAACAGACCCTCGTAGACCTGTGTTGCCTGCGCAATCCCGCCTGTGGAACTGGACAGCTTGGCAAGCGTGGCTGTGGCCTCGTCGCCGGCCTTGGCCACCTGCACCAGCCCGGCGCCCAGCACGGCCAAGCCAGCCGCCGCAGCCGCGCCGCCGGTGCCCACAGCCGACAGGATGCCGCCCATCGGCCCTAGCTTGCCGGCAAGCCCCGCCACGGCTTGCTGCGTGGCCTTGCTGGCCTCCTCCAGCCGAGAGAAAGCCTTGTCCGCCTGCTTGAGTTGGTTGTCGATCTTCGCCGCGGTGCCGGCCACCTGCTGCTCGGCCGCCTGGAGTTGCTGGCGGAGTTGCGCCGTCGTGGCCTCGATGCGGACGAGGAGCCGGCCTGCATCAGTCGTGCCGCTCATGCCGCCTCCTTCGCCCTACGCTCGGCGCGGATCGCGTCGCGCGCCACCTCAAGCAACTCGTCGTAGATGTCCGCCTTAGCGTCGCGCGGAGCCACGCCGCGCGTCTCCAGGTAGCCAATGGTCGCGCTATGGATCTCGGCCAAAGTGGCGCCCCAGAACGCTTCTGGTGTCCACCGCAGCCAACCGCACGCCTGCTGCATCAGCCGGCGATACGGCAGCGGCTGCGGCTCCGTCAGTTTCCCGGCGGAGGTTCCTCAGTGGGCTCATCCACCTGATAGGACGCGACCAGCCAAAGCGTGGCCGGCGCTACAAACCCCACCGCGCCAAGCTCGAAAGCCTGCTGCATGATCGCGGCGTCGCCCTTGGGCGCGTCCTCGCAGCCGCGGAGCATGATGGCCAGGAGCGGCAGAAGCTCCTTGCTGATCGAAAGCTCCATGTTGATCAGACGCCGCGCCAGTGCCGGCGCGGGCCCGAACTTTGTCTCGATCTCAGCCACACGGGCCATCGTCGGGCGAGAACGGATGACCGCCTCGCCCCACGGGAATTCGATCTCCTTGCGAGGGTTCTGCATCAGGTGCTCGGCGTGAAGGTGATGGTGCCAGAGCTGCTAAGCGTCGCGGAGAACGTCTGCGCCCCGTCATACGGCGCGCCGATCTGAAGGCTCGCGATGGCGAACCTCGCGCTGATCACGCCGTTCGTGGCGAAGCTCAGGCGATACCAGATCAGCGTGCGATCATCGGCCTGCGTCTGCATCGTCTCAAACGGGGTGTTGTCGACCACGATGCCGTCCAGCGAGATCGAGAGCGACTGCACGCCGCCGTCCGCCAGCAGTTCCTGGAACCCGTTGCTGTCGACGTTGGTGATGTCGACCGGGTTGTTGTTCAGCGTGATGCCGTTGGTGCGGACGCCGCCGATCGTGGTGAACGTGCTGCCGCCGTTCGAGCTGATCTGAAGCGCCGCGGAGCGGCCCTTGAAGGCGAGGGTGCCAGACATGCGAGAGGCTCCATCTGAGGGAATGCGGCGCCATCACGACGCTGCGGCGGGCTTGCCTAAGACCCGGTGAGGCGCCGGCCGAAGCCGGTAGCGGTCAGGCCCAGTGTTGGGCCATCCATTCGGTGTCGATCTCGTGCGGCTTAGGCGCTCCATACCACATGGAAACGGCCACACCCGGCGCTGGCGGACGGCCGCGCAACGGCATCGGCTGCCAGGCCACGGCATGCGGCACCACCTGCTGCACCCAGGCCCACGGGATGCGGCGCTCTTCCAGCGTCACCTGGAGGTGGCCTTGATCGCCCCACCACGGGCCCGAACCGTCATAGACCTGCATGATGCCGGCCGGATGCGCCGCGACTTCCTCGTAGACGCACGACAGATCCCAGTTCCAGGCCAGAAAGCTGGAGTTGATCCATCCATGCTTCATGTCCCAGGAACACAGCAGCGGATGCGCTTCCATGGCGTCCGCGATTGGGTCCAGCGAGCCGCACACGACGGTATCGAGATCCAGATAGAGCACCGGGCCGCGGAACAGGCCGGGCCGGAAAAGCTCGATTTTGCTCCAGAAGCCGGGCCAGTTGTGCCTCAGTGCGATGCGCTCCACGCCAACCGGCACCTCCGTTGCGTCAGTCAGACAAACAAAGCGGTAGGGTCGCGACAGGTTGCGCTGAACCGCGCGGGCCATGCGGCCCACGTAGTCGTGGCGGTCGTAGACGCCGCCGCGCTTCCAGACGCAGGCGACGGTGAGCGGATCGTCGCCCATGCGCGGCGGGATGAACGGGTTCGCCTGCAGGTTCGGCTGCGGCGGGTCAATCTCGGTTGCCACCTGCTCGGCGAGGAAGCGCGCGGCCAGGTGCGGCTCGATATCCAGCATCTCTCCCGGCACGAAGTAGCGCGCGGTGCGGTCCGGCTCGATCTGCTTGCCGCGCGCGATGAAACGTATCCAGGTCATGCGGCCACCGTCGTCGTTGCGCGGAAACGGATGATCCCGTGCCGCGTCATGCCGTCCGCATCCGTGAACAGCTCCAGATCCTCGAAGCGCATGTCGATGAACGTGGCGCCGGTGAGGCTCAAAGGCTGCTCGTGCAGCCGGTCCTTGATCTTGCCCAGCAACTCGCGCGCCTCTTTGTGGCCGCGGTATCGGCTCCAGACGTGGATCTCGACCAGCGTCTCCTCGCCGCGCATGAGCTGCGCCGACCAGTCGTAAGCCCGGCCGCCATCGATCTCGATGTGCGGGTAGTCGGCACCCTGCGGCGCAGCCTCATAGACACCGGCGCCGATCGGCGGCGCGGCGACGAGTGCGGCGTAGATGGCCGCGTAGAGGGGGAGCTGGGCGGTCACAGGCTGGCCGCCTGACCCAGAAGCCGCACCACCGCGGCGCGGTGCCGGTCGAGGATCTGCTGGCGGTTGGCCTCAAAAGCCGGCCGCAGGAACGGACGGGCCGCCATGGGCGGGATGTTGCGGCCCGGCGCGCCCTTGGTGCCTTTCTCGACAAACACGGCGCGCCACCCCGCTTTCTTCCACTTGCGCCGGAACCGCTTCGGGTCAAACCCGACCTCGGCGCTCGTCTTGGTGATCCTGACACCGATGCTATCGCGCAGCGCGCCGGTGTCGATCGGCACGCGCATGGAAGCATCCGCCGCCACCAGAAGCGCGCTGCGGGCGATCTCGGCGCTCATCTCGTCCGTCATCCGATCCGGCAGGCGCTGCATCAGCCGCCGGAAACGCGGATCGAGTTCCGTCCTGGAACGTGCCATCAGGCCACCGCCGCCCACCAGCCAGGCACAGGATGCACCGGCCGGAACCACACGCTATCGGGCCCCACCATGTAGCCCGGCACCACCTCATCCACCGCCGCCTTGACCGTGGGCCAGTTGATGTCATGGCCCAGCAGCCAGCCGCCGGGCTTCAGCGCCGGGAGCCACGCCGCCACGTCGGCCAGCACCGCCTCCGTCGTATGATCGCCGTCGATCCACACGAAATCGAGAGCGGCATCAGTCGGCACCACGGCCACACTGGGGCCGCGCAGCAGCACGCAGCGGCCAAGATAGTCGGCCTCCACCGCCAGCGCGGACGCATACGCCCGCTCGTGGTGCTGCGCCGTCCAGTCTGCCGGCTCCAGAGGCGTGTCGTTCTTCGCCCAGGTGTCGACGCCCAGCATGTGGAGATCCCGGCACCGCTTCAGCAGCAGGCGCAGCGTCACGCCGAAGCTCACGCCGATCTCGGCGCCATGCCGCCAGCCGTTGCGCGCCACCAGCCACGCCAGGAACTCGCCGCGCGTCCAGTCAGCCGGGACGCCGGAGATCGTCATCTTGGCCGGCGGCAGGTAGCCGGGCATTTGCTCCGCGCGTGCCATCAGATTGCCACCCCGCGCTCGGCCTCAAGCGCCATGTAGAGCGAGCGCGCGCCGGGATCGGACACAAACCGGATGTTGTAGGCCGCGCCGTTCCAAGTGAGACGCATGGCGGCCGTCACGTCGCCGCGGCGGCGGATGGTGAAACGGTAGTTCGCTGGCGCCTCGACCTCGCCGAAGTCCGCGCGCTCACGGCCAGACAGCGGGCGCACGTTGGCCCAGACGGTGGCAACGTTCACCCACGCAAGAGCCGCGCCGCCATAGTCGTCAGCCGTCCGCGCCTCGCGCTGGATCGTCACGCGCTGGTCCAGCGTGCCGATCACAGCCACCACACCCGATAGGGCGCCATCAGCCGCGCCACGGCAGGAATGTCGGCCGGCGCGCGCGCCGCCGACGCCTCGCGCTGCTCATACAGCTCACCCAGCACCAGCAGCACCGCAGACTTGATCGCCGCCGGCACCGCCGCCGCGTTGGCATAGCTGGCCTGGAAGGTGACGCGGACGGCGCCCAGCGTGTCCGCCAGCGTCGCCGGCCAGGTCGTGCCAGCCGCCGGCAGGATGCGCCCAGGTGCCGCCTGCGGACCGGATGGCGTTTCGACCTGATAGGCCGCCGCCGACAGCACCGTCTCGGCGCCGGCAGCGTCCACAATCCGCAGTTCGGTGACGGAAATCAGCGGCGCGATCGGGACGCGGATCGCGCCCTGATCGGCCGGGAACCCAGGCAGGCGCATCTGCCACGTCTGCGGCATCAGCGCCCGCCCGGTGTAGTTCTCCACCGCCTCG